CATTGTCTATTTTATTATTTGGCTTTGCAACCGCAACAAAGGCGGAGCCGCTACGGTCAATCCCTCCAAGCTAACCGTTATTAGAGATTTTAATACAAAGGTCGTAGGCGTTACCTTTGGAAACGACGACGGCTCAAGCCGTCAAGCAATTATTAAAAATTGCAAAGCGGGAGAGGATATTATTTTTAAGCCCGTACCTACGGCGGAATACCCCGACGCTATCGGCGTATTTAATAAACGCGGTCAGCAGCTCGGGCACCTTAACGCAGAGCTTGCCGCTGAAATAAAAAACAAATACTCTAATAACCCTATGAGCGTTACTATAAATAACATCACGGGCGGCGGCGACAAGAGCTACGGCTGCAATTTACATATTATCATATACGCAGTATAAACGACAAAAAGGCAGAGGCTAATTAAAGCCCCTGCCTTTGTTTTTTAGTCGTCCTCGTCGGTGTCCTCTCCCGTGTAGACTTTGGCTCCCGCCTCCTCGAGAGTTTTCGAGAGCTCGGCGAGGTACTCCGCTTGTGCTTTTCGGATTTCCTCTATATTGTCGTGTACGGTGTTGCGGAGTACATTTGTACCCGCTGTACCTGGGTGCGTTACGCTGCGCCCGTAAATGATATTATCATACGCTAAAACCTTTGCATTTTTTACCGCAATAGGTTTACGCTGCTTTTTCTTACCGCCTATAGGACTTGTGCCAAACTCCACCCAATGCGGATTTGCATTTGAGGGGACTTTGCCTTTTTTTCTTACCCTCTGCCAACCATAAAAGCCGATTTGTAGCTGCGGCTGTCCCGTTTGGTAATTTATCATAGCCCAAGTGCCTATATGGTTTTTGAAACGATTTGAGCGGACGGGGATATTTTCGCGCAGTTTTTTACGCACGACTTTTCCCGAGGCTCGGAGGGCTGTTTTTGATAGCCCTACCATTGTTTTTTTAACCTCTTTGCTTGTGTTTACAAAGGTTACTGTACTTTTGTTGCCTGCCATAGCATAAGCTCCTCTCTAAATGCGAAAAGACGGCGGGCGCAGTTTCCCGCTAACCCGCCGCCCTTTCTTTATATGGATTTAAGGAGGACTATTTAAGCAGCTCGTTTACACGCTTTTGCACGGCGGAGTAGTCGTACCCCGCTGCCGTGAGCTTTTGTTTACGAGTTGCGCCGTTGCCCCATTTGCCCGCGATAACCTCGCGCGCGATTTCGTCAACGGACTTTTTAGCGGGTGCCTCCGCAGCGACGGCGGTACCGCCTTTCGTTGTAATGTAGGTATCAAAGCCCGCTTTCTTGAGCTTGTCAGCCATAGCGGAGGCGTTAGCCTTTACGCTGTAGGCTCCTACTTGCACCTTGTAATACTTGCCGCTCTGCACGATATAGGTATCAAAGCCCGCTTTCTTGAGCTTTTCTGCAAGGGCGGTAGCGTTAGCTTTCTTTGTGAAAGCTCCCGTCTGCACTCTGTAAAGAGTCTTTGCAGGCTCGGCGGGCTTTTCCTCGGCGGGTTTCATAGCCGCCGCAACAGCCTTTCTAAAGCCGTCCATAGTGTAGCCCGTTTTTAAGCCGTTCCACAAGTGCTCGGGGTCGCCGTGATTGGAGGCAATACCGCGAGCGTGTCCCTCTCTGTGGCTGATAATTACGCCGTCCTCGAGGGGATTTAAGCCGTACTCTTTGCAAAGGAAAGCGAAAAGCTCTACGGCTGCCTCGTAAGTACGCTTTACTACAGCCTTTGCGGTAGCGGTATCGGAGCAAGTGAAATTTGAGCCGCTCGTATACTTGATACACGCAGGCTCGCACATCTCAACGCCGATATGCGTATTATTAGAGGCTCCGCCGCCGTGCCAACCTCTATGGCTCCACGGCAAGCATTGATAAATAACGCCCGTATTTCCGTCGATAAAGGCGTGTACGCACGCTCTGTCGTATGTACTCTTATTCCAATTATTGACGAAAACGAGGGCGGACGGCTGCGGGCAGCCTACGCTATGGAGCATAAGTCCCTTAACCGTGATTTTCTTACCCGCCTTATAGCAAGGGTTATTTGTTAAAATAGTTTCTTTGATTTGCATACTCATTCCTCCGTATACTCAATGTCGTTAGCCTTGAGCTCCGCTAAATACTTGTCCGCCTGGATAGCCTCGGGAGTAAAGCTGTTGTTTTTCCACCAAGCCCACAAAGTAGCCGCTACGGTAGCAGCAGCAGAGAGCCAGGCGTAGAGCTCCTCCTCCGCAAACGGGAGAGGGTTTTTGCCGCTCATTGTCAAAATGGTATTTACCAAAGTAACAAAAAGCACAATAGCTCTAATAATGGTTTCTGTAGGTACCTTTCTCATAGGTGCGCCTCCTTTCTTTAATTGTGTTTCGGCGGGTGTTCGGGGAGCTCCATTGTTTCCTCGTATAAGCCCGTCGCAACATCATTTCCGCCTAAAGTATGGTAACTGTGATATGCGCGTCGTAACGCCTCTTTTGCGTATATAGGGCAGTAGCCGCGCTCGTACCATTTCTCGTATTGGCTTATAATCTCTGCACGGAGCAGGCATTGCAAGCCCTCTCCGAGTGCGTCTTGTTTCTTTTTACCGAGCTTAATACGCCCGATAACTACGCCCAGGGCTGAAACAACCCCGCCACATAGAAACGGTATAAGCCATTTAATAAAAATGTCCCACATTGTTTAATATCCCTCCTTGCTAATGAGGTTTAGCTCTGCTGCCGCCGTATCACGCATAGCCGCTAACTCCTCGGCTACGGAGTCGGCTATATTAGCCTGCTCGATAACCTCGGCTTGCTTGCGGATAATATCGGCTTGCAAGTGCGTAACCTCACTCAACCGCTCCACGAGCTCAAATAGTGTCATTTTCGGAGCCCTCCTCTTTGTCGGGAGGTGTCGGAAATTCGATATTAAACGGAAAACCCGCTTGCTCGGGTAAATCTCTTAAAGCCTGGCGGTATTCCGCCCAAGCTCCCTTAAAGATTTTGCCGAGAGAGGTAATAAACTTTGTAGCAGAGGAGAAGTCGAGTCCGAGGCGGTCAAGCGTCATTTGCGCGTCGCTGTCGTCGAGCAGCTTATTTCGTATCTTGCGAGCGAGTGCTGCTGCCTCCTCCTCGTTTTGCTCCTCACAAGCGGCAGCGTATGCCGCCTTTAAGGTTTCCTCGAGTTCTGCTTTTGTGGCTGCTGCCATTGCCTCAACCTGGGCGAGGCGTTTGTAAAAATTCTTGTTCACGGTAAGAGCCCTCCAATTCTTTATAAAACTTTATCATTTTGCGCCGCTCGTGGTAGGTATCTCCTCGGGCGGCGTTTGCAAGCCAAGAAACGAGGGACTCGTGCGCCGTCCCTGGTGCATAGTCGCCGCTCTGCTCTTTAGCAAATAGCTTTTTGAGCTTGCGGCGTTGCTTGCTTTGTTTCTTTTTACCCATTTTGCGTATAATCGCTCCCGAGTCGGTAACGATAAAACGCCATTGCAACATCTTTACGCCCTGGCGCAGAGGATAGAGAGTAGTTTTGCCGTTGAGCTGTAGCCCGATAGCCGCTACTTGCTTTTCAATCTCTGCTCGGCAATGCTGCAAAAATTCCTTGTCCTGGTGGATTAGTATAAAATCGTCCATATAGCGTATATAATGCTTAACGCGGAGCCGCTCTTTTATAAAGTGGTCGAGGTCGTCCAGGACAGCGAGAGCGACAAGCTGCGATACTTGCGAGCCGAGCCCGATACCCACATCACCGCCGAAAGAGTCTACAATCGCGCAGGCGTGAGCCGCTATTTGCTCGTCTTTAACCCTCTTGCATATTGCCGCTTTTGCTATATCGTGGCGTATGCTCGGGAAATAATGGTGTATATCGCATTTGAGCACCCAACCGTCGCAGCCGTTGGCGGCATAGTAGCGGCGTAAGTGCGCCGTTATACGGTTTAGGGTGTAATCGACTCCGCGCCCGCGTAGGCAGGCGCAATTATCTTTTATAAACGATTTTGTTATCTGCTCGTAAAGTCCGTTATCACATAGCGAGCGTTGAAATTGTCGGTCTTTTAACCTGGTCGCCACAATGTCGCGGCGTTTCGGCTCGTATATGGTAAAGTGTTGGTACCTATCTATTTTGTATTTGCCGCTCAAGAGGCTTTCCCGTAATCGGTATGTATTCTTGAGGGCGTTACCCTCATAGCCTACAGTACTATCTTTCCAACGGATATTACGGCAGCTTTGTTTTAAGCCTTTATAAAGGCTATCGAAAGAAATTACTTGCTCGTAACTCATAATAATTTAGGCGGACGCATATAAAAGGACTACCCCGTAAGGTACCTTTGTCGCCCGCAATATTCCCTCCTTTCGGAGGTAGGACGGTCGCTCCTTGTGTGAGCTGCGCTGCTTTGGTCTATTGACTACTTGAAACGGGCTTTTCTCACAATCGGGGGCGACTCCGTTAGCGTTAATCGCGTTGTTGTTGTTCAAACTACCGTCGGTGTTCACATTGCGCTCGTTGTTCGCGTTCCCAGGGTTAGGGGAACGGAGCCAACAATTACGCGCCGAGCCGAAAATATAGCAACCGCCCTACATTTCTTTGTACTTGTCTTTGTCGGACTTAATCCAGGCTTTTAATAGGTCGTCTGTCTTGAGTATTAACCCCGTCCAAAACTCTACTTTATCGCCCGAAATATAGCCCGCGTCGTATGCGTCGTCGATAAGGTCTAATAGAGCGTCGAGGTGTGCGTGCGCTTTTACTTGCTCCATACGGCGGTAGCTGTACTCCTCGGCATTTGTTACATATACCGAGTTAGCGTGCCGTATGCAAGTACAAGCCTCGCGTACCTCGTTAGCAATCGGGGAGGCATAAAGCCAACGGGTGCTCTTTGGAAAATGTTTATCATTTTTGAGAGCCGCTAAAGAGTACCTCTTTAACTCCCGCGCCTTATTGAGCACTTGTAATTTGCCCTCGCCTCTGTCGCCTTTTCTAACGCTCATATTAAAACCTCCTTTTTGCCGCCTCTACCGAGGCGGATTGTGTGATTATGCGATTATACAAGCGGGGGCGACTCCGATAGCGCTAATCGCG